TATCAAAACCGTATCACAGGAGGATTAGTTGAGGTCGTCTCTCAGCATGGAGAAGGCATCCTTATGTGTCTTGATGCGAATGAAGAAGTTATTTACATCGATGAAAGCGATCTTACTCCGCATCTCGACGCGACCATGGAGCAAGAGCGCAATGAAACGCGCCTGACAGAATCTTTGGCTTCAGAGGGTGTAAAGCCGGCCAAGCCCTCGAAGAAAGAAACCTTTCCTATTGACACTAGAGTAAATATCAACCTCGCCTCAGCACGTCAAATTGCAGACGCCCTTCCAGGAGTTGGTCTAAAGACTGCACGCGATATTAAGGACTTGCAACTCACCCTTCCTGGTGAGCGTTTCTCACGTCTCGAACAACTGAAAGGCGTAAAGCGTGTTGATTGGGAAGAGATTTTCAAAGAGAATCTTGTCCGCGTTGAGTGATTATTGGCGCGTGTTAATCTGTTATTGGTGCATATAGTCTTTGCACGCTAATGCGAAGGTGAGCATTAATG